GCATTTCTTTTAATTTCTGCATTTTTTCTCCTTTCGGGCGTTTGCCCGTTCCTTAACTTTGTACCCATAGTATACCACATTGATATATTATTGTCAACCGTTTTGGCGTACTTTTCAAAAAATATTTTAAAAAATTTAAAAAATAAAAAAGCGCCCGCCAAACAAAGGCAAGGGGCTCTTTTAAGGGTAATTATTAAACTGTGGGCTGAATAATTTCGGGCTTTTCTTTTTTCGCTTTGAATTGAGAAAGGAAAAGGGTACGGTTTACGTAAACGTCTAATAGTTTTGCGACGTTGCGCCGACCTATCATAAAAAACCCGACGACGAAGTTAAAGATTATGTTCATAATATCGTATAAAATGGATATGGCGTTGATTGTGCCCATATACGCGTTATAGGATATTAAACCGCCAAGGAACGTGCAGAAAAGCATTGCCGGTAATGATTTTAGAATTTCCTTGATATTCTCTTTCGTTTCGTCCATTGTGTAGCGTGCCGCCTGGCTGACGGACTGTTCAGACGGTGTTAAAAACCACGACGCTTTCAGTTTTTTGTATTTTAGGCGTTTGACGTACCGAATATTTTTGTCTATAAATTCGTCGGTGATGACGGCTTCGCGGGTAGCGATTTTCACTTCTAACGCTTTTATTTTTCTATCCCGCTCCTTAGAAAACTCTAATTCGTTTTTATATTCAAGTGTTTTCTTTTTAAACCGCCATTTAACCAACTTATGGCTTTTTTTGCGCTTGTAAGCAAGTTTTTTGAGTTCGAGTTGTTTTTGTTCCACATACTCCTCAAACTCCGATTTATTTACGTCTTTTGTCGCCGCTATAAAATCATCACGGGTAGTTTTAACTTCGGTCGAGTATAGCGCGCGGTTATAATAGGTATTTGAGCCGATATATTTCGGCAAAATATAGGTTATTACGCGCAAACCTAACGAAGTTAAAAACGCCGTCCATACTATTTCTTTTACACCGAAAGTGAATTGTAATAACGAGCCTAACGCCGAGGTCGCGATGAGCACGAGCGTAAGAACGACGGACGGAATATATGAAACAATACTCTGTCCGACGGTCTTTTCCTGTAAATCATTATGCTTTTCTTTCGGTAAAAACTCCGAATTTTCCTTGTAAAAATCGTCCATAAAAATTACTCCTTAAAATGTAAAAAAGCGAAAATTAAATGCTTTCCGTTGAATCGGGTATTTCTTCGGGTTTTTCTTCCTTAGCGAAACAAAACCCGTAACTTTCCCGCCACGCCTGCTTATCAGAAATAGCGACTTCAAGATTTTTGCGTTTTATCCCGTTTTTATCGGTAAAAAATGCGTATTCTGCGTAGGTATCTGCTACCACGCCGAAAAACATACTGATTATGCTTGCTATCACCGAACAGGTAGAAATTAAAATCATTTCCCGCCCGATTGTATATCCGAGTAACGCGCATATTAACAATATTACCGAAACGCTCAATAATAAGTTATAGTTGAATATGTTTTTTATCGTGTCCTTAAACGCGACGATAACGAACGATAAAACTATAATCGCATAAAAGCCTAAACGGCTGTCCGTGGTATACTCGTTTAGTTTTACCACGAACAGCACGAACATTATCGACGAATAGGCTAAAAACGCATAAATCTTATAAAGCACGCTTTTTCCGTGATTTGTAAGTTTCATATTCCACCTCTTAAAGTTTTTCTATTTCCTTTTTAGCGTTTTCGCCGTTCTTAGCATAAACATACGCCCAAAGTTTATCGTTTTCGGCTTTCATTTTCTCGTATTCGGTCTTAGAGGGTGCGGCGGTCAGTTTATCTACTGCCTCGGGAGAGCCTCTCCACGCGTTCTGTGCGCCTGCTACGAGAGCGGAAGTCTTAGCGTCTATCTCGTTTATAGTCAGGTCGTTTTTAGCCAAACTATCCTTGATTAACGCCGCTATCCTCGCTATTTCGTCCTCTAAAAATCTTTCAATATCCGTTTTTATACTTTGCACGTCGGTATTACGCTTAAATTCTTCGACTTGTGCTTTTAGGTCATCTATCTGCTTTTTAGCGTTGCTTAGCATAGCCTTGACGGTCTTTGCCTCTCCCGCTTTCTTAAAGAACGGTAAAATCAATAATATCCCAAATAATAACGTCAATGCGCCCGCGCATATCATCGGCACATACACTCTCACAAACACGCTGTCGCTGTTTTCAGTGTACTTGGTAACCTTATCGACGAGCGATTTTATTAAACCTTTATCCTCTTCGGATAGGTTCGAGCCGTCTATAATATCGTCCACGTTGGGCTTTTTATTTTCTTCGCCTTTTCCCTCATCGGGTTTAGTATCGGGCTTAGTTTCGCCCTCATCGGGTTTCGGTTCACCCGGTTTCTCGGTATTGTCGATTATTTCGCCGCCCTCGGCTTCGTCTTTGGGGGTTTCCTCGCCCGTTGTACCTGTGGTCGTCTGTTCGCCCGAAGACAACGTTTCGTCGGCGTAGGCGGTCGCTATCGCGCTCATAGAGAACGCAAAGAATATCGCAAGACAAAATACAAATGCAAATCTTAAAAGTTTTTTCATTTTTTGTACTCCTTAAAGTATAATTTTATTTTTCTTTTCGAGTTCTTCAACGCGCTTTTCAAGGTTCGTAAACTCGTCAAACGCTTTTACTTCGCCGTCGTTGCTTTCAACAATCTTTAACGGCAAACAATCCCAATGCTTTATTTTTTCGCCCTCGCTGTAAAGGTCAACGGCTATATATAACCGCCCTGAAAAAACAAACTCATCGGGAACACGGAAAGGCGCGGTTAATTTAACCGTTTTCTTTAACTTCCCGTTCTGCAACGTGATAGTCGCTTCCGAAAGGTCGTAAAAGGTATCTATATCGAATATGATACCCTCGTCAGGGGCAACCAACATTGCGTTTGCTTCCCCTACCCTTATTATGGGGGATTTTGTGAATTTTAATTGTTTTCGCATTATTCACCTCGTAAATTTTTTACCATTTCCATTATTTCCTCATCGCTCAAATTATCACAATTGATACCATACTTTTCTAAAATCGTCCTGTAATCAGGCGGGTCAGGAAGAATAAGGTCATCGTAATAAATTATGCCGTCACCGTTTCTATCTTTTTGTTTTGTGTCTTTGAATGTCAAAAACCAGGTCAAAACTGCTACCGTTAAAGCCGCGATGATAGCCATAACGATAGTCAGTTCTGTTAGTGTGAAACCTTTATTTTTCATCGCAGTTTTCACAACACTCCATACCTCTTATCTTTACATTGTACTTTGTACAATATGCCAGTCCAAAGATATATCTATCTTGGTCAATGTATTTGCACCCATAACAACGATTAGGTAATTGTTTCATTGTTGTACTCCTTATTTTAAGTTTATTCGAACCTATCAAAAATACTTTTGCTCAATGATTATAATTCTTTGTTTTTCGGGCAATGTCTGTCACCTGTAAGCAAACCATTTGCGAAGTATGCCGTGTTACCGTCAAGAGTGATTTTGTAATGTTTCGCGACCTCTTTAATATTTTTATGCTCAACAAGTGCGGGGTGCGTTCCGTCTACTTTCAAAGTATGCTCACCGATTTTCCACTCGTCAATATACTTCATTCGTTTTGCTTCAAGGTTATAAAACTCGTGTTTATGGACAGTCTTGATTTCAGTACCGTCAGAGAATATCCACAAGTCATATTCAGTATGGTGTTTATTCATATTCTTGTCGGTATAAACAACTTCGCTTACAATGTGTTGTTTCATATCAAAATCAACTGATAATACTTTATCGCCGACTTCTATTTCATCAAGTCGTTTTTCAGACTTATCAAACATTGTTACAAGCGTATCGCCCGTAAGGCAAGAGTCCCAAGTAATATGAAATGTCATATCACCGTCAACTTTGGTATATCCACCGTAACCACCCAGATAATAAAGATAAGCCTTTGTAACAGTAATTACTTTATTATCATCAGCACTGCTTGTAATAGTTGTAACTAATTCTTTATTAGTGCCTTTATCGTCGTCACATTGATATATGTCAATAGGAGTAGGTATATAACCAGGGTCACCATCTAAACTCAACGTTACCTTTTTCGCTGCCGCCTGTTTCGTTCCATTCGCTTGCAACCACGTTAATAAGTCACCAGTAGGTGCGGTTTCAAAGGTTACGGTACGATAGGCGGTGCTATTCCACGAAGCCGTATACACTACCATTGCTTCGGTCGTGGCTTTTACTATATAAGTCAGTATGCCGCCTTTTGAGGACGTATAGTTAAACTTTGTACATTCAGTGTTGTTGCTTATAAAATTTACGTCTACGCTTATATTGTTAGCCGAAGATAAATCGTTATTTAACAACCACGTTTCACCTGTTGCTTGTTTCACTAAATTCCCGTCAGTAATAGCCCATTTGTAAAATTTGGCGTAAACAATTTGAGGTGTGGATATGATTATAGTTCTGTAAGCGTCGTTTATCCATCTTGCATTAAATGTACCGTTATCAAAATCGTCCCTATATGCCATTGTTGAGTCATATGAAATCCGCCTATGTGTATAACCTGTTCCAGTTGCATATAAAAGTGAGATACTATCGTAATTAACTGAATTAGATTGAAATGATAATGTTATATCTTCGGAACCTACAACAGAATTGAAATAACCCGCTGCAATATTTGGGTTACCGACCCATTTATACGTTCCCGCTTCAAGAGTATAGTCTTTATTAGCATTAGCAGTAAACCAAGTATAAAATTCTTGTGATACTTGCTGGTCGGTGGCAAGAGTGATTGTTTGATAAGCGGTATTTGCCCAAGCACGATTTACATATGCATTAGTATTAGGTATGCCGTAAGTAATAATGTTTTGAACAGCATTGACACGGAACTTATCCCAATCAACATTGTTAGATGCATATGAAACAGTTTCATTAAAACTCGAAGTAAATGTCGGACTATCCACAAACTTATAAGTACCAGCACTTAAAGTAACCGTGCTTGCCGCCTTACTCACCGTCACACCTGCTGATAATTCACTCTCCTTATAACCCGTTCCTTTTGCCTTAATCTTTATTGTATGGTTACCTGAAGATAAATTAGCCCAACCTGGAAGAGTTGTGAGGTCTATTTGTTTTCTCATAGTGTTGCTCCTTTTTGAGGTTAAAGTGATTGTAATATTCGCGCTATCTCCGAACGTCCACTTAAAGCTATTACTTGTTATATCACTGATAGTTCCCGACGAAGCCACAACTGTATTTAGAATATATCCGTCAGTAAGTGTTACGCTAAAATTAGTATTCGTTCCGGGAAATTCTATCGATTGACCACTGGTAGTCACAGTTCCCGAATAATGCCATTCTTTAATCTCTGTAATATTACTATCAAAGTTTAGAGTAATATGATTTATTTGAGCCATTACTCATTTCCTCCTTAATAATTTCGCTTAGCCTCTATATATTCATTTATTTCATCGTCGCCAATAAGTTGTTCGCCGTAATACTTCATATCTTTAATAGCATACATATTGCTTATGCGAGAAGAAGTTAAAATGCCGTTTGTGAATAAGTTGAAATGTTTTTCCGTACCTATGTTGTAGAATTTCACGTCTTTTTTTACAATTTGTTGTTTGACAAGTTTCGGGAAAGTTCCATCTTCTGCAAAGGTCGTAGTTCCGATAGGTGTTTCTACAACTCCAGTATGTGTAAATGCTTTTGCCTCATCATTGTAAATACGGTGATAACCTTCAGTTCCTCCCATTCCGACAAAACCAATTTCTGCTTCGTTTGAGAATTTACAAAGATTGTAACAATTAGCAATATGCACTGTAGTTATCCAAGCAGGCTTTGCTGATGTCAACTCCCCTTTGTAGAAGTCCCAACAAAGTATGTCGTCGTTATAGGTGATGTCCTCGACAGGTTTCTTTGTTCCGTCTGCGAGAGTGATGAGCGTGCCTTCGATGAAGCAGGTCCAATAAGATGCACTCTGTTTCGGATATGCCGAGAAGATTGTTGCATAATCAGTTGTGCTATCAGGCTCCGTCGTAGATGACACACAAACCGCAACATCAAACCAATTACTAAATGCTGCACCAACATCTCCAAATCCGAATACAATTCTTGTTTCGTTAGATTTATCTGCAACTATTTTACAGCCGTCGCCTAACGGCTCCGGATTGTAAATGTCGTGCAGGCTCCACATAGATTTCGTATTATCCCAGGCTAAATAGCCGTAATAATATAGGTTATTGCTGTCGCTTCCAATGACGACAATATAATATTTTGTTTTATCTGCATTCGTAATTTGATTATATCCAGCACCTGCATAACCGCTTCCTTGAGTTTGTCCATTATAATTTACTTTTACAAGAGTTACATTATCATAAGTAACTGTAGCTTGCTTATTTACCACAACCCCAGCACTCTTCTCACTATCTCTATACCCTGTACCCTTAGCAACAATTTTGATAGTATGATTACCAGGTGCAAGATTTGCCCAGCCACTTAATGTGGTGAGGTCAACGGATTTTTTAACGGTAGCGGCTTCTGACACAAGTGTACAAGACATTTCAGTCGGAGAGGTTACAGTACTAAACGGTATTGTAACGATATTACCGCTAACACTACCAAGAGAAGAACTTTTGAGAGAATAACCGCTTTTTAAGTTTATAGTTAAAGTAATATCACTACCAGGTTCGGGGCTAAAACCGTATTGTTCGCCGCTTGTTGTAAACGTATGCTCATTAGCGCCGTAAGAAAAGTTAACGCTCTGTATGCCATTATCAAACGTAATCTTTAAACTATTCAGAACATTTACCATAATTAAAATCTCCTTTATAAAAATCGGTTTAACCTACCTACCGAAAGGTGTTGGAATTATTCTGTGTAGTGAATTGTTATATATGGCACAGGTCTATCAGAGTCAAAAGTTTTTTCAGGACCTGTACGCGTAATAGCAATATCTTCACCGTTAATATTTAACGAACCTTCATATCCTGTAGAGTATGATGTACCATTTATAACAATACTCATAGTAGTCGTCGGGATGATAATTACATCACCATTCTGCAAAGTATACGGACTGGTAATGACTTCACCATTTACGTTAATCTTTGAGTCATAAGTAAATGCGTCCGATATTGTTAACGTATGACTACTCACTGCCCCACCTGTCGTATTCCCTAACAACACTGTATCGTCGGCATATACGTCATAACTTTCTGCGTTTTCTACTGCGTCCCAACTTACGGTAGTTCCGTCAGCGGTTAAGTTAGTAGGTGCGGAGAGTTGAGGTTGTGCAACGGTATAAGTAACGGCGTTGCTTGCAGGAGAATTTCTATAACCCGTCGTAAGAGTATCGGCAAGACAAAGAACCGTTACTGTATAAGTATTTTCATCGGTAAGCCAAGTAGTCAAATCAAGGCTTCTCGTAGAAGTAGCGAGCGTTTGGGATTTAGAACTCGAACCAAAAGTAGCGATTACTTGATAATTCTTTACAGAACCTCTCGGATTGTTTTCGGTCCAAGTAAGAACGCCGTTTGTAGATAACGTTGCAACAGGTGCCGAAAGCGTTCTATTCGTGCCTGTAACCGAAATCATAACGGTTTGGGTAGGATTGCTTATGACAAGCATTCCCGTCGATTGTGTCCAAGTATAAGTCGCTCCTATTACCGTTACAGAAGCAGGTAATGAATAACCTGTATTCCCTGCAAAGGTTAAAGTTGCCGTTTCTCCCGAACCTATCGCCGTTACCTTAGGCGAGGTTGTTTCCGTTACGTTTACGAGATTAGTTTTAACTTCATAAACGTTGTATTCTTCTGCGTTTGCAGTAAACCATTCCAAGAACTCTTTCTGAACAAATTGTTTAGTGGAGAAATTGAGTATCTTAGAGCCGCTGAAAGCACCGTTCTGATAAATATAAGTAGGCGTAGAGGGGGAACTCTTCGGATATACCATAATCTCCGATGAAGTAACTCTCATACGCATATAATTTTGAGTATCGGCAAAATTACGGTCAAAATTCATATACTGTTCAAGCGCGGTAAGCGTTACGGTATCTTTTATTTTATACGTTCTCTCTATCGTATACCAAGTATCGGGGAGAACATAAACCGCTAAGATTTGCAAGAAACCCGTTCCCGGCTGTGCCGTTGCCGTAGAGGATATTGTCGAAGAAGTTACCCCTAAGTTAAGAATACTTTTAGTAATAGAAGCGACAACGTTCGTAGAAGATACCGCAAAAGAGGGGGTATACATAGACTGAACGTTCGCGCTTGCTCCCGAATTAGTTTCATAAACTATTATGTCAGAGCCTTTACCCGAACCGATAAAGGTACTGGTATAAACCGCCGCGGAACTCTCGTTATAACCGCATTTATAAACGACTTGAATGCTTCTGTTAACAAGAGAAGTATCGGCAGTAGCGATAATCGTATTTACAGCCGTTACCGTTCTGCTTCCCATAAAGATAGTTTCTTTACCGTCAGCACCGCCCTCGCCCGGTTTAATGGATATCATTACCCACGAACCTGTCGAAAGCGTTATGCTTATCGCTCTGTTGAATATCTCTTGATTAGAAACGTCATCGGAGAAATAAGAAACATATCCTTGCGCCGCTCTGTTACTTCCCAAATAGAAATATTCTTTATAAGTGGGGGAAGCGGTAACGCTAAGGATAAGGCGGGTTTGTATTCCCGCCTGTATCGCGTTTTTAAGTTTCGATAATTGCTCGGAAGTAAGATTTCCCGAAGTCGCCGAAGATGACGGAGCGGTTATCGTTATATATACGACGTTACTTTCCTTAGCGGCTATAAGCCCTTTCATTTGAGTTGTGTATCTATCTAAGCCTGTTAAATCTAAATATTTTTTAATTGCCATATTTTACTCCTCTATTTTCTTAGAAACACTTTTTAATGGTGTTTTACAGAAAAAATCCAACCTCGGATTAGTAGCCGAAGAACTAAAATTCAACAAATCGCCGCTGTTATAAGTAGTGAACATAGGATACAATATAGACTGTAATGCTTCCTTTGGGAAAACTTCGCTAAAATATACACGACTTACTCCGGTAAAGGTTTTTCCATTCTCCGACACAAATCCGTTTGTAAAATCTTCTCCACTTTTTGAATAGACTTTGGCTGTTTCAAAATCGTATTCATAATCATAATCATCTAAACTACTCATTGCTCTATTTATAGAAATTTTTAACTTCTGATTAGCCGGCATACTAACAGATGAAGTAATTTTATGAAAACTTATGCCCATAGTATAACCTATTAACGCGTCGATTTCCGTGTCGGTTATAGGGATTACGTCCGAAAGTGAAATCTTTACCCCGTCGCTTTCCGCGTTAGCGTCTATATTGATATTGTCGCCAGGGAATATCGGGATAGTAAAATCAACGGGTATATCGTAATTAGTGCCTGCTACGTTTATTCTCATCGTCGCGGACATTGATATTCCGTCGGTGGTATCATAAGTTACGGTAGGCGCGCCATAAGGGAATTGAACAGTCCGTATTTTATCCGCTCCTATTTTAGAAGCGTCTAAACCGCTGTCCTCTAATTTCATCGAAAGCGCGTCCCACTTTAAGAGATGATTAGTAGTGAGTAAGGAACTATCGGCACGCGTTGCGACAGGCTCGCCCTCGCCGCTTGCAAACGTAAACGAATAAACTTTATTTTCTCCCGTTCCGCTTGAAGTAACTGTACCCATACCGAGTTTAACGCTGTCGGTCGCCTTATCATAAGCAATCGCATAAGCGTTATTTGTTGCGGCTGAACTTGTTCTTATAACCACGCCTGCAAGTTTGGTCGTAAGGTCTGTTCCGTCGCTATTAAGCACGATTATAGAGTTCTTAACGACTTGCGTCGTTTCTTCCGAGGTTATCGTTTTACCCGAAACATTCAAATCGCCTGTAATGGAAAGATTACCCGAAACGGTGCCGCCCGTTTTATCTAACTTCTTATCGAGTTGCTGTTTATTTACAACGTCAAGAGCCGCCACGCCGTCGAAAGCCTGAAAGCGCATATAGCCGTCATATCCGACAATTGCTCCCGCCGTAGCGTCGGAAGCAATGTCGAACATATACCAAGAGCCGTCGGCTAATTTACCATAGACTTGATGATATGAGGTAACTCCCGTGTTCTTATCGAGTTTTTTCGCAATATCGGCGGTATTCTTAGCGATATTCGCTTCATCGGTTGCTTGCTTGCTTTTTATAGTAGCAATATCCGTCGCGTTCGTCTGTGCTTTCGCGTTAGTGGCGTTAAAGTTATCGGTAACGACCTTTTGCGAAACCGCTTTCGTGGTAGATTGACCGAGTTCGTTTGCGATATCCAAACCGCCCGCGATAAGGTCATTGACCTGGTCAAGCGGCACCGCGTCGTCTTTCTCGGTCGCCGTTTGCACCTTTACTCTTCCGTCGGGGAGTCTTTTAACAATGGTACTGCCCGTTTTAGAAGTGGAGTAAGGTTCGGGTTTGGCGTTCCCGCTCGCGTCGTTGGTATAAACAACAGATTTACCCGCAAGTTTAGTTTTCCAATCTTCAAGTGCCGCAATCCTGCCTGTGAGTGCCGCCAACGCGTCCGCGATTTGGTCATAAACGGTATCGGACGGAGCGACAAGAGGTTGCGCAACGCCTTTGTTAATCTTAATCGTAACGGCTTCCGTTGTCGCTTTCGCGTTGCCGTCCTGATAACTCCCGTCATAGACCGCAAACTGACAGGTTAAATCGCCGTGGTATTGAGTAATCGGCTTAGTAAGATATGTAAACCATATCGCGAAATCCTCTTCTTCTCCGTCAAGTACAACGCCGTCTATTGCCCCCGCGCTCGTCAATAACACGGGGGTTCTGTAAATATCCCCGTTCGGGAGAATAAAAGTCGCTAAGACGGTATTTGACGCCGCAAACGGGGCAACGAAATATATCGCGTTAGCGTTATTTGAGCCTTGGAATACTGCTTCTGGGTTCGCTTTTATCAGCGTGCCCTTACTGTTAAAATAAAAAATCATATCAATCCTCCGCTATTTGAATACCCGTTATCTCCACATACTCGTCTAAGAGAGAACGGGAGTGATTGAGTTCGTCCGATATTTTTTCTTCCGTTGCGCTTATCAAAAAGTTAAGGTAGTCGATAATATCGGGAGTAGTGTTTGCTAACTTCTCTTTCGCCGCATTGATTACCCGTAATTGTTCGGTATAAAGTTTCGCCGCGTCCGCTTCTGCCATAGCGTTTTTCTGTAACACTTCGGCTATTACTAACAATTCTTGTTTTGTCTGTTCGTCCATTTTCGTTCTCCGTTATAATACAGTATCTAACGATACATAGATTTTTTGTCCGTTAGGCTTTTCGTTACGACCTAAAAGCAATTTCCCGCCTGTTTGTATCGCTTGGGATTTCACTTGTCCGTCCTCGTCCTCTACCTGAATAACGGTAGTGGTATAAGGAATAACTATACCCCACGCAACGTAATTCATATCATCGTCGCCGGGAACAGTCGGAAGTTGTATCCATTCCTGCGGTTCGGCTTCGGTCGCCTTGTGTATTGTTATATGCCCGATAAAGTTACCGCCCGTTGTATCGGGAGCAAATTTATTGAGTTTTGTTGTAAACGCTCTTACCTCGATATTTTTGCCATAAGTCGTGCCGTTTAATATCGGGTTTCTGTTTACCAACGCCGAATTACCCATTAACGCTTCGCCGATAATAAATTCATCGTTATCGGTAACTGCCGATAATTCATAAGCAAGAGAGGGTTGCTCTCTGTTATCTTTACGATACCGTAAAAACATAACCTTGATTATGTCGTTAGTCGTAAGATTGCCTTTTTGCGGTAATGCGTCGGCTTTGGTATTGTCTATCCCTGCGGCTTTATCCGTCCAAGAAAGCGTTAAATAATATGCCCTACCGTAATAATCCGCGGCGGGAACGTATTGTCCCCAAAAACCTTTTAAGTCGTTGTCTTTGCTTTCCTTGACTATCTTCTGCCCTGCCGAATAATTATCTGCATAATTCACTGCAAAAAGCGCAGAATTGCCGAAAGAAACAGCGACAGAGGGTAGAATAACATAATTCCCTACGTTCGCCTTGTTTTTATTCATAGGACGAACAGAACACGCCGAAATAGGATTACTTCCCGATACCGTGGAACTATCGTTAAAAAGCCACCCTGTAAGACTGAACGCGTCCTCTTGGAAATAAACGTCTTTGCCTTTTTTCGTCCTCGGCTTATCGCTAAAAACAACGTATTCTTGTATAAGCGTTTGTCTTTCGACGCTCATTCGCTCGGAAACTTCCCACATTCTCTTTTCGGAGTTAATGCCTATGTATTCCGATATCCTGTTAAAGTCCTTAGACAATCCCAACGTGACTTTGATATAGTAAGGCAAGACTTCCCACGTTACGGTAGAAATATAATAATTCTTATCGAATACCATTCCTGCCGTAGGTATATCCGAAAGAAAAGGCACTATATAAGTATATGTCTTTTCTAAGTTCCCTAAACGCTCTACAACGCCTTTAAGGTTTGCGCCGTAATACCTTGTTTCAATCATATTCGCAGATTGATTGTATGCAAGAGTACGCGGCAAACCCGTTCGTATTTGCTGTTTAGTCGTTCTTATCCTCGTTTTGAATATCGGTAAATAGGTTATCTCAAACCCAAGTTCGGCGTATGCTTTCAATATCCCGCCGTCACCGCTGATTGTAAGGCTACTATCGCCCGTCACCGTTCTTAAAATGTTTGTTATAGCGTAGTTATTAAGTGCGGAACTTATAGGGCTTTCAGCCTTAAAGAATAAGCCCTTAATGCTTTTACTGCCCTGCGTATAATAAACCGCGTAAGATTTAGAATACGGATAAACGCCCTCATAACTGCTTAAATTGCCGTTATAATCTGCACTTTCAAAGACATAAGGGGTAATATCCCAACTGCCCGCGCCTTTGCCGGGGATATATTTACAGATAACCGATTTTATTTGAAAAATAGGTTTATCGGTCGGAATAATCGTATCGTTGTTTTCTTCTACCCGTGTAGTTATGTTTTCCGTCCTTAGCGTTGTAAAACCGTTCTCAAACGGTTCGACTACAACACCCTGCGCAAAATCTACTTGCGATACGAGGTTATCCGCGCTACTGTCTAACGCCGTACAATATTCGTTTATACTTTCCTTAAATCCCGCCGATATTAGTTGACGGTCTTTGATATGCGATTGCTTAGTGCCGCCGTATTTATCGAATACGACCTCAAAATACTCATTGCCTTTATCGTCGGTCTTAAATGCGGATATTCTCGGCTCTGCGTGTATAAACCCGCCGACTTGTTTCAACTGCTCCCTTAGCGTCATCTTAGTAAACGCAAATTCGGGCGCAAGTATTTTCTCGAACTCTTCTGCCTGACTTCCCGCCGCGTAAGTGGATAACGGGTTGCCCTCGGTATCATAACTAACGCCTTGTAAACGGAAACGAGGATAATTCCCTGACGTTTGCGGTTCTATCAATGCAAAACACCGATTGATTACGTCGGTTATCGTCCATTTTTTAGCGGGGTAACGATTACTTACATACGACATAATAAGTCCGTCTGTATCAAAATAAACAAGAGGGTGCCCGTCAACGTGGAATGAATAATAAACAGTATAAACGCCGTCCGCAAGATTTAATTGCCTTGCAGGGATTGTATATGTCGGTGCAGGTGCTACTTGTACATCCCCGAGGTCTTCGGTTTCTATCACTGCTCCGTTCTGTGTCCTCGTAAGTATCAGATGAGCATTAGCATTAACCTCGGTTTTTTCTTCATAAACGACATTGTTTGCCGCGTCCGTAATTCGTAAAGTCATCGGCGCAGTGTCCTGAGGCTCGAAGAAAGTAATGCCAACCTGCGAAGCAAAACTTGCTACAAAATTTACAATGGACGGAAAATTCGCAGGATTGTTCGCGCTCGGAGTTTTGAAGTTACTCGAAGTTACGTTATAGTTCTCTCCCGTTTCTTTCCCGCTATCGGTATAACGGGTTTTAACGGTAAAGTTTTGAGCCGTTGCGCTTGCTAAATAGTTATTCCCTAAGGCGTTTGTAAACGTGATACTGTCACCGATAAAACCCTCTAATATCTTAGTAAGTTCTATAATGTAAAGAGTATGGTCATATCTTCCGCTACCGATAGGTACTTCTATCGAGTTATCATTCGCTATAACGTAAAAAAGAGCGAGGGTTTCCGTTACCTTGCCGTTGTCTATCGTAATAATCGTAGTACGGTCAGAACGCTTTTTAATGCGCTCTAAATAGGTATCGGAGAATATCCCCTCGCTTATGTTTGTATGTGTTATTTTTACATAGGTCAGGGGCTGGAAGATTTCCGCAGGGACTTGCTTCATCGTCAAACTTGCTTCGTCTAACTGTTCGTCAAGTAAATCTGCGTGCCGCATAGGATTAAGAGCGTATTTTGTATAATCGACGAATGATTTTGTTATATCGTCGTATATTTCAACTTTGTAGTTATTCATAACTCGCTCTGCTTCCTCTCGCTCCCGCCCTGATATAGTTCATCTGCAAAGACCTGTTTTCAAGGTTTCTGCGCTCGTTTATTATCTGCTGATTATTGGCATAGGACATTAGAGTATGCCCCAAACCTACCGCTAAGCCGATAGCCGCGCCCGCAACGTTCCCGACGGCAAACCCCGCCGCCATACTCTCCACAACTCCGATTGTCTGCGTTGCTATCTGATAACCGAATTGTCTGCGTTGTGCTAACTCTGTCGAACCGTCTCTTATGCTTGCAACGTTTAATTGATGAGTTGCCATTTGATTTATCCACGGCTTAACCGTTCGCCAGGCAACTAACCCCGTTATCGCGGCGTTTCGCGTGCCGCCGCCTTGCGTGCTTTGCGCGGTTCTGCCCGTATTGTCATCATCGCCCGCAACGGTCTTTCTCTTCCCGTTCCCTGCTTCATTGACTATTCTTATAACATATTCGCGCTGTGCCATAATCGCTCCTATTTCTTGGTCAAATTGCCGTTAATTATCGCCCATTTATAAAAATCTAACGAGCAAGGCATATCTGCCGTTATATCCCAAGTCCTTAATTTTGTCGTATCGGTTGCTGAATAAGCGTTCCCGTTATTATCGGTATACCAATTATCTTCGTAATCATTAAGGACGTTAGACAACCCCGTAGTTACATAAATGAGTTCGCCATTCGGTATTATCTGTATGTTCGTCATAGCAACGTTATCGCTATAAGTATTATTCGCCGTTAATATAGAACCCGTAACACCCGTCAAAGCCTGGTCTATCTTTACGCTTCCCCAAATCGGCGTTTCTTTAAGAACATATACGCCCTTGGGAATAGCGATATTATTAAGCGGCATTAAAGCAATGCTCGAAGCGTTCGTTATCGCCTTTAACGATACGATTATATCGCCTTTAACAATCGTATAATTTGCTATACTGTTTTCCCCGCTTGCAAACCCGTTATCTTCTCCGAATCTATAAAGCGTATTCTCCCCGTCAAATAAAAGCGTGGACGTGCTTCCTGCCGTCGCTTCATAAATAAAGAACGTATCGGGGAAACTTAACAATTCATAATCGGGAACACATTCGACGAAAGAAATAGTCAAGCCTACGTTAAGCACTCCGCTTGCCGTGGCTTCTGCTTGCCCGAACTGCACCAAATAATTTTCATTGCCGTGCGGGGTATTAACGGTTAAAAAGTGCGCTTTGTTTCTATTCCCTATAAGGATATAGTCAAAGACTTTGCCCGTTGTGTTTTTCCCCGTAGCGGGCAAGATAACGCTTAACCCGAATACCGTGTCGCTCGTTAAACTCTTGCCGATTGCTTTCCCGCTCGCATAAACGTTGGATTCTTGCGTCGGCACTCTCCTCGGCGTTATGCTCGAATAACTTATCTTTTCGCCGTCTAACGTTAATACTATCGAACGGGAGTTTACACCGCCCTGTATAACGCTGTAATCGGTGTAAATAGTAAACGTGAAATAATCGCCCGCAAGGCTATCCATTTGTCGCACACCGCTCGCTACAAGCGAATATACGAAAGATACGTCATAACTAACGCCGTCAGCGTCAGTAATGTTTTTCCTGCCGTTCTTAGCGCAAAATTCGTCTATCCAGTCACGAACAGACGCAAGGAATTTTACATTCCCCGTTCTTGCAACTTCCGTTCCAAACGTACCGTCGGGGTTAAGTACGGTTTCTTCAATATCCTCTTCGGTATCTCTGCAAGGTACGAGAAGTTCTGTTCTTGTCGTTAAGGACGCAATCGTTAAGCCGTCATTCGTATTTTCAACTTCGGAGGATGTCAGAGTGACAATGCCGTTGATTACGTCCTTTACGTCGTTGTAATCCCTTACTGCTTTTGTGTATTCGCCTGTATCGTTATGTAAAACAAACGTAACACCGGGGTTGCCTTGCGCGTTTAATGCGCTCGATAACTCGTCTGTTAATTGTTTTAATGTTATCATATCAACCCTCTTCTATACTAATTATCGCATTTTTTAATCGTATTTGAATATGCTCTAATACCGCTTTTAAGGCTTTGTTTTGCCACCAACCCTCGTTCGGGTTTTTTCTCCCGTTCCATTTCGGACTAATCCACGGTTCGTTGGTAAAAGGCATATAATACGCGATTCCGTCCTCGCCGTCGCCGTCAACGTATATCTCGCAGACCTTTCCGCCGTTCTTATACTCCATAAGAGTAGCGTTATAACGTAAATTGCCCGTGTCTATCGGCGTTGTGTTTCTTAATTCGTTAAAACACTCATCACATAAACGCTGAAAGGCTATCGTTCTCATTTTATCCCCTTAGGATTCTCTATCCCGACAAGTCTGATTACTTTCTCGGTTTCGGCTGTGGTCTTAAATATCCTTAACGCGTCCTCGGTTTCTTTGACTTGCGGGTTTTCGGTCACAAGGCTAATCTCCCAAAGTTGCCCGTCCTGCGTAACAATAAACTGTTTAGTCTTAAAGTTTATCGCGGAGCGGGTTTTTATCGCCGCCGTTCTTCCCTCTATAAGTAATGTGCCGATTATCGTCTTATATTCTCTTGTATGCGGGTCTAAATTCTCGTAAGAAAACGCTTCGCCGCCGTCTAAGTTAGTAACAGGTCTACGCTTATAATACGTTCCCGTTAGAAACTCGCGCGATTTCTGCGCCAAAAATTCGCTTAGGAAATCCATTATAAAACCCCCGTATAACAAACGGATTGACCGAACTCGGGAATAGGCTGTAAAAGTATTTCGTATGCGGTATCGCTGAACCATAACGCGCGTTTACTTGCGTCTACGCTCATTGATAAATCGCCGTTAGTCTTAACGTATAAAAACTGTTCTAACATAGCGTCAAGTATGATTTTTCGCCCGCCCTCGCTACACGCTATCATACTGTCCTGTAATGCGTTATCGGTATTGTGCTCGTGAATTTTTTTGTATGTTAATATCGATATTCTATTCAATAACCCCGAAACACCGTTCGGGTTGTCTTTGACCGCGCCCGATAGATCGATACCAAAATTATCCAAAACAGCCTTAGCCGTTAAGACATACCGTCCGCTCAATTCGTCATACGTCATATAATCGTTGGAATAGGGTTTAATAGTCATATCGTTTATTCTCCTATGGTCCGGGGTTGATAGGCTCAGCCCCGAAAAGCCACCATTAAAAATGAGAAAGAGCAAAAATTATGAGTGGAAAGGGGCTTTTAATAAAACCCCTTAGAAAATTATTATTCGGCAGTAAGTGCTTTCGTAACCGCATAAGTCGCGCCCGCAGTATTAACCGCAGTAACAGCGACAGTAGCGTTCTTATAGCCTTGCGCCGCAATGAGAATCGTTGCCGCAGTGCCTCTGTCCATTATGAAAGAGTAAACACCCTCGCCTTTGTTCTCTACAGCCGCATACCCGCCGTCCGCTTTACGGACTGCAACGTCTGCGTTGTTTATTTTTGCCGAAGAAGTACCCGTTACGGTAAGAGAAACGGTAGTTATCGTATTAGGAGCCGCCGCGCCGATTCTCTGTATCGCTCTTTCGGATATTTCACCGTTCTGATACGCCGCAACCATTTCTTCCACGTTCGCGGGAGAGGTAATGTCGGTAAAGAACGGAACAGGATTATCGAAGTCGGAAAGGTCGCCCGCCTCGCTCTCGACGATAAACGCGATAGACGAATTACGAACGTTCTTAACACCCCAACCCCAGTCGTTACGGATAATAAACCCGATAGAGGTCGTCGGGGCTTTGTCTATATCGGTTACGTTTGCGCTCATACCGAAATAGGTGCCCTCGGCGTTAGCAATATACGCTTTAACCTTGTTAAACTGCGCATACTGCGCTTCGGTAAGGTTGAGTTCTGCTGCCGCAGTGTCCCAAATTTCATCAGGAATAACCTTGATATAAATACCACCGTAAACACCCTCGACATAGTTACCGAGAAGTTTCGTGCCGCTTTCGTCAAGATAACCGTTAAGGATTATCTTCTGACCGATATCGGAGTTTATAATCGCGCCGTTATCGATAGTCATAAGATTATCGAAGAAATCCTGACGCATTACAAACACGCTCTTTTCTCTCGGGTAGGAAATAACGCCCTGTTTGTATTCGCCGCGTACGTTAGAGAGTTTAGACTTCAACTGATTCATCAGTTTCTGCATATACCCTCTGTCGGTAGTGCTGGGTTTGTACGCGATAATGTTCGATTTGTTACGCGCGTTCGCAAACGCAAGACCTGCGCCGACGTGCGTCGCCATAATGTCCGCGTCCATAAGCAAACCGATTGCCATAGGTATATACTGCGTATACTGACCGAGCAAGTCAAGGGACGAGCCGATAAGACGCATATTTACCTTAGAAATCTGTGCCGCCTCGTCGTATTCCTGTATGAATTTAAGGTCAAATCCGTCAGTCTGTACGCCGTGGGGAAGATTGTTGTTAAACGGTAAATTGTTACCGGGCGTGCCGCCGGGCGTGCCGTCGGGGCACAAGGTCATTCCCAACGTTCTCTTAATTCTCGGGGGCATAAAGAGAAGCGGGAAACGGATTGCACCTACGTTTTCGCTTTCCGCGCCTACCGAGGTTACACCCATACCGTCTACAAATGCACGGCTCGAAAGATTGACCATAAGCCACTGATTCGCAAGCCTGCGCTGTGCCAAAACGTTACCTACCAACGGGTAATTTCCGCTCGACGGGGTAACGTCATACGGAGCGGCTACGTTAGCCGCCGCCTGTAAGAAAAGTTGACTGTCAGGTATACCCGACGTAATTAACATTTCTGCCATTGTTTTTTTATTCTCCTTTTATCTTTTTATCTTTGATAAGATATTCCTTATTTCAGCGGGCGAGGTCTTTTTTGTTTCTTTTGCCTTTTCGTCGCCCTGGAAAACACCGTTTCCTAACCCGTAGGTTTCTTTTGCCTTATCCTCGACAGCCGTTTCCGATTCCGCAAAGTGTGCTTCAATCTTGTTGAGTCTATCGAATATGCCTTTTGCCCATTCGGGGACGGTTTCAGCAGTATCTTCTTGCGGCTCTTCGTCAACTTCTGAGTTTTCCTCGTCGGTTTCGTCCGTAGCCTCTTCCTCGTCGGTTTCGTCCGTAGCCTCTTCCTCGTCGGTTTCGTCGGTCGGTTCGGATTCTTCCTCTTCGTCCTCTTCTACCTCGTCCTCGGTTTCGTCTACGTCTTTGCCGATTTCTTCGCTTTCTTCCTCTACCTCTTCCTTTTTCTCGGATTCGGTTTCGGGTTTCTCCGCTTTGTCCTCTTCGATTTTGTCAACCTCTCTTTCGTCCTCGGCTTTGTAAAGGTCTTCCATTTTGTCCTTTATCTTAGCCTTGTCTTCGTCAGAAAGGTTAGCAATATCTTTTAAGATTTCATCAAGCGTTCTCTTTTTTCCAAACATTGCTGTATCTCCTTTTTTATTTACTTACCGCTGAGCGGTTACAGTATCTTAGTTCTTGACGGGTAATATGCCCGCCCGTTTTCGTGTGAATATTTGATATAAACACTATTCCAAAACTGCGCTTTTTGTTTAGCCTTTTTATACTCGTCTTTATCAACGCTTTCAATCGCCTTAGTGCGCCAGGTCAGCACGTTTCGTTCTAACTGTCGTTGCCGTAAAGTAATGGCATATTCTTTTCGTTCCTCTGCCGCGTTAGGTTTTGGAAATGAAAACCCGCTTTTATACGGTATCAGATAGTGTCTGCAATTAAAGCCTAAGAGACCGTTAGGCACTCCGCGTTTTGTAAAATTACGTTGTGTTGCAATTTCTAACGGCACGTATTTTCTGCCGTCATCTGTCGTTCCCGTTGTCCCGTCCAGGCTGTAAACTCTGCCTTGCCACGGAGCGCAACGCTCCGAGCAGTCCGCGTGTGTGCTTGCTATTACTAACTTCGTCCCCGATTCTTTCAAATCGTTGATTTCATCGACGTGCGATTGATAACGTACTTCTAACTCCGCCCGCGCTCGTAACGATATTTTTCTGTCCGTTCTGTCAGTATCTAACGGTTGAATTTCCGCTAACCGTTTCATAACAGGCGCGACCTTTTCTTTCATATACTTGCCAGCATATTCCTGTAAAGGCACGCCGTATATCTTCGCTTTGCTTTCATAGTCCGTCAAAACGCCGCGGGCTTGTAGTTTCTTTAACGCTCGGTCTTTCTCGCGCTGTGGGCGCGTTTTGTCGGTCAATGCTATCAATAATAGCAATGAATCGGCATTGCCTAACATTTGGATATTATGCCATTGTGCACTATAAAACGCAATGAGGCTTTTTATTCCTACCTCTCTTAGTGCGGGGATTTTGATTTGCTTTGCCGCGTCGGATATTATCTTTTTTATTTTTCTGTCGATAATAAACTTCGGAGTTTTGGAAAAATATTCATTTTTAACCGTTAAACGGATTTGCGCTTCCGCCTCTTCCAGCGTTATTGCCTGCCTGTTCAGCGGTCTGTTCGCTATTATCATCGTTCACCGCCTCGGGATAAAATTCACCGAAATTGACTTGCTGTGCTTGCTGTTCTTCTTTGATTTTATCCATATACTCTTCGGTTTCTGCGTTGGATATGCCGTTCACCTGTTGCACCGCAACGTCCTGCGGAATTAGCCCCGCCTGATAGTTGTTACGGATATTTTCGTCGCGTAATAATTTGTTGCCTACATAATCCGACAGTTTTATTTTGATATTGCCTTTGTATTCTTTCCCCGCGTCCTTATATAATTGATACAACACCTCGTTCAACATTCTATCTATTACAGGTGACAGCGTTTGATGAATACTTTGCACGGTCGCTCTCGTCAAATTCTCTTCTGCCGTTACTTCCCTCGCCGTTTTGTTTGAACCGTCCTGTAAAAACGGAAAAACAGAGGTCGGAGCAAATCCGCAATGCGAAACAATCTGCCGTAGATATAATTCAAACATTCCGCGATACTCTTCGCTACGGATATTGAATTGCACTGATTGCGGCGGGAAGTCTTTGTCCCTCTCTGTCGCTACATACACAAAACTATCGTCATCGTCGTTTTGCATATCCGACCGCAACATTATTCTATCGCTTAAATTTTCCGTTGCTGTCTTTATGCCCGCCGAGGCGAAGTCCCGTCGTATGTTTTCTAAAAACCGTTTCGGTACAAGGATTTTGCCCTTGCCTAAAATAACATCGGTAAGTGAGCCGCTGAATACCATATCGACCGACCATAACAAATCTAACGCGCCGTATAGTAACGGGTCGCCCATTGCCAACCCCGGCACGCAAGAGTTCTTCGCCGTTAACGTAGCATTCCAAACTCCCAAACCGTCTCTAAACGGTAGTTTAATATCTTTGTTTACCTTAATGTTCTTAGCGCGTAAAACATTAGTTACTTCTTCGGGCAAGTCCTGCTCGGGTATTCCGTCGCACCACATAGCGGGTAATAATTCCTGTCCCGCGATTCCGCTTTTTACGTGCACTTTATATTTGACGTATGGCGCACCGCGTTTGAAGAACCGTTCTTCAACGAGCCAAAACGAATTGTGTACGGCATTGCCGAAATTCATTTGAAACAACAACGAATTGAATATCGTTACGCGAATCACGTTCCCGCAATCGTCGGTAGTAGCATAATACCTATCTACTCTCTCGGAAACAGGCACGCAACGCCCGAACGCGTCTTTGTTCAGTTTTATTATCGTCGTGCCGTTTAACAGGTCATCTATGCAACCCTCGTAAAATCTATCGAACCCAACGGACGGTGCCCAATAGTCCGAAAGCATTTTGCTGTCCTCGTCAATGCCCTCAAACATTATCTTATCGCCTTTTATCAGCCGCACTGCGGTTTTTCGGATAGTATACCCGACGTTCATTTTTAGCCCGCTGTTTACTACGCCGTCAGCCGCGCCCGACATATACGCCATACACGGTCTGACAACCGTTGTCATATAATTCATAAAAAACGGGTCAAGTCCCGTGTAGTATGTAGACGCGTTGACAAAATTCGACGGGGGTTTTCTCCACGTTAAATTCAAATAATTCTCAATCGCTTTCGGAGTTTGAAAAGAACTCATATTTTCACCTTACAAGAAATTATAATAATATTCATAGGTCGCGTATTTATCCGCGTCTATCGTATGGTCGCTTTGTCCCTCGGGGATTTCGTTTTCTTCGTCCCTTGCGAATGTTTCCATTTCGTTTACGCTGATAGCATTTGCGGGAGTATCTAATATCCGCAACATATTACTGCGATAACTGTTTACTAACCTCGCAATATCACGCTCAATGTCTTTGTCTGTAACAGGCTTACACAGCCACCTTGTAGCCTTTTCAAACTCTAACATTAAATCCTGCGTGATTGCTGCACCGTCAAAACACCAACGCTCGTTGTAGTGGTCGGGGATTCCTATGCCTAACGCGCTCATTTCCTTTTCAAAGTCGTTATACCATTCTATCATTAGCATAACTTGGTCAGTGTGTGATATTCCTTTCTCGCCCGTCTTTCGCCTGAAATCCTTTATGTCTAAATAAAATGTCGATAGTTTGATTAACAAACCGTCGGGATAAATGCCCCACGCACTGATTGCCGTTGCGTCGTTTTTTAACCCGCTGTCTACGCCATAAAACATAAATGAGGGCTGATAGCCTATATTCCGCGCTATCCTGCCCTGTAATTCGTTTACGCTGATTAAATGCTTATGTCGGTCAAACGACCAAATTACAAGACCCTCTAACGAAACGACTTCACCACCGTACCAATAGGCATAGTGGACAGGGTCTGTCTGTTTCATTTGTAATATTTCCGCTATTACAACGGGGTCTAATAAATCGGCTATATCTTCCCAGGTCGAATGAATTAGTGTTGCGCCTTTTGCCACACGCCCTGGATAATATTGATTTGCCCACGCTGTATATGACGGCGGAGGGTTATATCTGCAAATAAATTTGCTGTTCTCGTCCATAAAACGCAAGGCTGTTGACCTTAACGCTTCGACGTATTCTTTACCGTCAGGCTCATTTGCCTCTTCGAGCATAACTCTTTTCAGTTTACCCGACGGGGGAAATTGTCCCTTTGTCCTGTTTATGTCTTTGTTTATTGCAAAAAACTGAATAACGTTTCCCGTCCGATTATTCTTTATCTCAAACGGACTTGTCGTTACCTTAAAATCCGTATCTGTTCTATTAGATAACGTTAAGCCGAACTCGTGCAACGTCGCTTGCATTGACTGAAAAATACTGCGTCGAATAGTGTTATCTTCCGAACGACAATACCAAATATCGCCTTTTACAGGACTAACTATTTCAGGTACTGTTGCCTCTTCGTCAGACCTCGTTTTTCCGCTTAATCTTCCGCCTTTTAATATAAACTCTTTTACACCTAAATCGCTCGGGTTTACTTCTTCGCCTCTGTATAGTCTTTTTCTTAACTCGTCCTTATAAAACGGAGTGAAACGCTTCGCTTCTTCCGGTGTCCAGTTCGGCAAAAACAAAGGCGCAAACTTCTGTGGTTCACGCCTGTTTATCATCATTATCGTCCTTATGAATCGAGGTGTTATCGAATACAAACTTAATTACGGGAATATCCTCGGGGTTATTGGTTTTATTCTCTGCCTTTTGCTCTCGTTCTATATATAGCCCTGCGAGTTCTTTAATCCCTGCAACGCAATCCTTAAAAGTGGCTTTGTCCATTTTCTCTTCAAGCCTTGCAAATAAAGCGTCGATGATTTCTTGCGTTTGTTCTCTTTTGCTTTGCATAAACGCAAGCATTGTCATCTCTTGTTCAATTTTTGAACTTTTTAAACGTTCTTGAACTTTGTCTTTTTTCACTTGCTTCGCAAGTGCCTGGTATGTTACGTTATACTCTTTGGCTAAATTGCTTATACTTTCTCCCGCTAAATAACGGGCGATTATTGCTGATTTTTGTCTACCCGTTAACTTTGCCATTATTTGCTCCTTATTCTGCTATATGCTCTAATTCGTATATTGTTAAATGCACATCATCAGGCAATACGCTTGCCCCGAAATGCTCTCATTTGTTTTATATGCACTTTCAAACACTTTTCTCTTGTCGAAATCTTCAATCGCTTCTTGGAGTTCTTTTTCCCACTTCTTGCAAAAATCAGAATAGTCGTCTTTGCATTTTTTTATTACGGCTTCTCTGTATTCTTCAAATGTCATTTTCATTTCTTAATCTCCCTGTCCCTTATAGCCTTTGCCGCGTCGTAATCCTCGGCTGGCTTTACCCTTTTAATAAATTCGTCCAGTCTTTCTTGCGTTATTTTTCCCGTATACTTGAAAAATATTACAGGTTCGGGCGTATCTCGTGTTTTATCCCAACCGTCGGGCGCATACTTTTCATCGAACTCAACCCAACTCACAGGCTCAAAACCTTGTTTTGTGTAGAACCCATATAAACCTGAAAACGCGTCCAGTCTGTCGCCGCCATTTTTAACCGCAAAACTTATCAGGTCTTTGCCCCTGATACTACTATCTTCGGCACGCTTACACACCGAAACGATATTGCCATTAGGCTCTATCGCGACACACGAGCCGCCCGTAGACATATACATTCTGTCCTTGTCGTACTCGCCGGCACTATGCACGTCTACACGCCACCGCTCTGACGGTGCTATGCTATCCTTTGCTCTAACCATAGCGTCACGAAACTTTGTCGGCTTGTGTGTTTCCGTTATTCCGTTCGGCTCGGGCAATGGTGTGCGCCCCTCGACTTTTCTTGCTAAATTTTCAAATTTACGCTCTTTGTCTGTGCTTGTCTTTTTGCTCGCTCCGCTGCCGTTCCCGTATTGCCCTGTATTTTTATCATATTCTTGCGGTTTTCCGCCTGCGCCTGTCTTCGTCGCCCCTCCGCGTTTCTTATTTACTCTGCCCGCTAATGTGGTCACATTATTGCGACTATCGTATGCCATATTATAAATCCTTTATCCAATAACACTCAACTGTGCCTGTAAACATTCTATCAGTGCACAATAGTTGTTAAATTGTTCCATTTTTAGCCTACGCAATGCGAACGGCTCTTTTTTCCCCTCTTCCGAATAAATATATTTCTGCAGTTCCGTTCCTTTTTTCGTGACCGTTTCGATTTCAGCCTTTATATCCTCTTTCGTCAACGCTTTGATTTTCTCTTTCGGCTGTTCTTCTTTTACAACTTTTAAATCTTCTTTCTTCATAATTACTCCTTTAAAGAATAATCGCCCCGTGTTTTCGGAACGATTTATAATATTTCACAATATTATATTATCACATATTCCGGACATTGTCAATCAAATTTTGAAAATTTTTAGTTTTAGGGCGGTAAAACTATTTTGCAACCGAAAAGGATAATGTTTTATATTTACAAACGCGCCGCCCCGCGATTGTATCATTGCTCTACCTCTTCAACAAACATATACGACTGCGGCGGGCGGGTGATTTCAAACTTTTTCGCCCACGCCTCATAATGGCAATGAGTATTCGGATAAAGATTGAAAAGCCACTCTTCTTCCGTCATAAAACCCGATTTTCTAAATTCGCTCAACTCTTTCGGCTTATCATAAATCTTTAAGTGGGATATATGCCAGCCGTAAAGGGTTTTGCCTTTGCCGTATTTTTTTACTTCGTCATACGATAAACACATTGATTTATACTCGTCCGTAAATATAAGGTACGCCCCGTAAGTTCTCCACGGCAAGCCCATTGAATTAAATTCAGTCAGCCCTTCGTGAAATTTATATTTGTCTACCTTATCGCACACGAACTCACCGATAACTTTGCCGTG